GCCGAATCCATGGATTTAACAGAAGTAATTAATGCTTTCTCGTTCATCGGGAATGAGACAAGCGAAACCTCAAATAAATCAAGGTCTTTAATAATTCGTATGCCGTCGTCATTGTAGTCGGCCTCTTTTGTAGAATAGCCAATTGACATCGAATCAATAACGCCGTCACTTAATAGAATGGTGGCATCTTTGCCCATGGTTGTTTCGGATAATTGGGCCTCAATATAAAGACCGCTTTCACGCTCTTCTAATAGTGTGGGTCGTCCGATTGGCATGTGCATATCGTGTTGCCATAATACCTTGACTTTGTCGCCACGATCCGCAAGTGTTCGACCAAAAGCGCCTTTTACAATAATATCGCCACCTCTGTCTAAGTCGGTAGTGCTAGCAAATCCAGTAAAGATGCCTTTTGAGGCGTCCACTTTATCGGCTTTAAATTGTAATTGCTTATGTTCCATTGGTTAGCCTCAAATCATTTTTAAAAATTATACTACAAAATAAAAACAACTGCACAACGGCAGTTAATCACGTTTTTTGCGCTGCCTGCGGGGTCACCTGGATACATTAGGTTTTCACCCCCAACTTTAAAGGGTTCATGCATATCAACAGTTTGACCGTTTGCTTCTCTATGGTCTTTCCTTGTTCTCTCCCCGCTTGCAGAAACCCATTGTCGCCTCATCGTTAACCCTGCCGCGTTTGCTGTCCCTTGCGCTGTCACGTTGGCCGCTTGGTGGCTTTCTGTTCTTGCTATGGTTTGCGCCCTGCTTGCGCCTTTAGTTGGGGCAACCAGATAAACCAGTCTACCTATTTCTAGCTCGGATAACCCATCAGTAATTCCCTGACTAACAACACTGTTTATATCATCAAGCGTAGTCCCTGTTATCTGAGTTATTTTTAAGCCGCCATACTGCCTTAGAAAATCAACCATTATAGCGTCTGCGGTCGGTGTGCCTTCCACCTCTACAAGCTTTAATTCCATTATAAGTCGGTTGTGCTTGGCTGTGTCGATTAGCGTGTCTTGTATGGCTTGCCCACTCTCGCTCCATAGCTGCAAAAGAATCCGGCTCATTCGCTTTTCGTGTTCTGGCCTGACCGAATCAACCGGTAAAAATGCGCCTTTCTCCAAGTTGCGCGCCGCTTGCCTCATTGCTCTGGCAATTTCTTTACCTATTCTGCGCTGATATTTGGCAACCATTCTATCAAGAATAAGCTCTTGTAGTCGCTGTTGCTGGCGTGGACTTCGTCCGTTTATGGTTTTAGACTTTGCCATAAGCGCCCTTGCTTTCGTCTTCTGGGTCACCCTCTGGCTCATCCAAATCAAAGCTAGATGGCACTAAACCGCTGGCAACATAACCGATAGCATATTCTGGACGATCCTCTAGCCCTAACTCTAGCTTTTTGTTTATATCCGCCATTGGCACGCCTAGAGCGTGAAGCTTTCCTGCCGCTTCAAGCTTCTCAGTTATCTTTGTTTGCAAGGCTTTTACATTGGTAATGTCATAAACCATGCGCACGTCATCGCCATAGTCAGCGGCTAGCTGCCTGTTAAACTGAGGCTGCAACAAATCAAGCTGAGGAATTATTGTGTTTTCCCATAAAGCTTTATTCATTGCATCAGCATTGGCTAGGTTAACGTCTTCGGTCATGCCAAGGTTAGCAAGCGACATACCGAAGGCTGCACAAATCTCCGTCCATACCGCACGACGTGAAGAAACAAAATCAAGCTCAACTGCAGTTTGGTTTAGCATCTGAACATCTGCGCTTGTCATTAGCGCCTTTCTTGCGTTTTTCGGCCCTGCTTGCTGCTTGTTATATTGCTCTCTGACGCTATCCGCTTGCTCTTTTGTTGCTGTATCAGGTAGCTTGATATTAATGTCAGAAGCGCCACGATTTTCTAAGCTAACCTTTTGCCAAATGCCGGACTCCCTATCAATGTCGGTCGGCTTTGCCGCTGCCATTAAAATAGGCATTCCCCACACACTAGAATTAGGGTTAGGCTTCTTAAGATTAATCATGTCATCAGCTTGAATCTTTTCGTTGCGCTGTGTGTGCTCAAAATAATCTATAAGCCTTTTTTTTCCTGGCTTAATTTTAATGTACTGCGACGGCAAAACCCAAAGCTCTTGGGGTAGGTCTTTAATTCCTGCTCGAATTTCAGACATAAAAGCACTTCCGGCCAAATCAATATTTTGACTTGCCGAATAAATAAGCTCGTACCAAGATTGATCAAGATTTGGCTTGTTAATTAAAAGCTGCAAAGGGTGTTGTGGTGCGTCTTCCCATTCACCGCCTTTTAAAGTTTGAGCCTTCCAAGGCACTGAGGCGATTAATTGGGCGCGTTTTTCTACGCATGCATAAACGATTGAGGAAGCGTCGTAGCCCTCCCAAATTGCCTTTTGCACGTCCCAATCTTTATTATGATGCGCATACAATGACCAGTTAGGCTGAGACTCAGGCAAGCTTAAAGACTTCACCACCATTTCAACCTGTGCAGGCAAACTTGGACTAGGATTTTCTATTAGCTTTTTCTTAAACGGCCACATTTACACGCCCCTTTTTTAATGCCTTATATGCGCCCCGCTGACACTCGCCAAGAACGCTTTGCTTGGTGAGTCGATTGCTATCAATATCTTTTCTTATCAGTTCTGGCAAGTGGGCTGTTAGCTTTTTTGCTCGCCTTCTGATTTGTTTTGCTTTTTTTGCGTTCATTTATAGGGCCTCAAAAATTAGTGTAGGCTGTTTGTCCGGTGCAAATGCAATATTAACACTATCTGCAAGATTGGGCGATTTAGAGCCGTCAGGCGCTTTGTTTATGATTATACGACCTTTACCCGTTTTTGTGTAAGTTGGTTGAGATAGTTCGGCGGTCAACCTGTTTAATAATGAGCAATTAGAGGAAATACTTATAACATCATCCGGCGAGACTTTTTTGCCCTCGGTTATGGCTTCATATGTATTTTTGAATCTATCACGCAATAACCACCATGATTGGGCTTTGAAGTTTTCAAAAAAATCTTTGTTTTTCCTGCCTTCCAGATATTCTACATCAGGCTGATACACCTTACCGCCACCATAAAAAGCATCGGTTTTTACATGCTGCGCTCTTTCTTCGTTGATTACCCTAGAATCACCCCTGACACCTGCGCCCAAGCCGTCCGAATCATAGCGCAATTTATAGGTTTTCCATTCGTCGCAATTGCTAAAAGCTTCTTGAGTGGTGCCGAAAATATCCTCTGTTGTTTTGCCTGACCACTCTCTTATATCTTCAAGTATTAGGCCGTTTTTAAATGCGTGGGCGTTTGTGTCCTTACCTCTGTCAGCCACATCTAAGGCGGTTAACTTCTCGCCCTCTAAATCAAAACCTAGCTTTATATGTGCGTCAATAGCAGTTTGCACCCATGCCGACGGTATTAAAACGCCATCAATCGACGCGCTAAAATCAATATCAATCTCTTGGGCAACTGTCACCGGATCAAGTATTCGGCATTGCTTGTCGTACCATTCTTGGTCTTTTCGTGGGTCGTCCCGCCAATGAAAACGAAACTCGTTAAAATTTCCTGATAAAACCTTTTCTGCAAATGGGTTTGTAAGTCCATTTGGCGTTGAAACATCGATACGACAATTGGTCGTCTGGGATAATGACGCCTCGACTAGCTGCGGCCTGCTTAGAAATGCTGCCTCATCCACAAAGTAAATCGACGCCCTGTCACCCCGCCCTATACCATCGCCAGCTTCGCCCACCATAGTTGAACCTGTGGCCGGAAACATTAAGCGCATATGCGGCGCGGTTGTGGCCTTGTCAAATCCCCCCCTAAATTCAGGGGGTAGCAGGCTTACGAACTGCCTTCCTTTGTGAAACAGTGATTTAGGTGAACCTATTTTATCAACGTATTCTTCTTTGCGAGAACCAAACCCTATCACTAGATCGTCGTTTGTTATAGCCATGACAGAGGCGAGCGCAACGGTAAGCCAAGATAAGCCCATGTCGCGGCTTTTAACTGTCGGCCCTGGCTCTTGATTTTTCCATTTTTGCATGCACCATTCAATCCATTCTATTTGCCTAGGAAATAGAATAAATGGAATGATGGGTGGTAAACCTCGCTCAGCATTACGCGGGTCAAATGTGCACCCCCAGTCAATTATCATTTGAGCGGGGTTGTATTTGTAATGAGTCAATATCGCGGGAATTATTTCAGGATTTGCACGAATTTTTGCAAGCCTTCTTGATCTTTCGTAAAAGACGCTTGTGTAATCTGGTTTTTTAAAATCAAAATTATCCACCCATTTCATCCTGATATGCTCTCGCGGCCTCTTGCTGAGTCATGTCTTTAGACACCTTCACTGTGCTGGTCTCTTCTATCTTTGTTGGAGCATTCCAGCCCAACAAATCAGAAAGCTGTTTTATTGAGTTTATAGAGTCATAAAGTTCTAGCTTTGGCCCCTGCTTTGTCATTGTTACGGATTTAATTGCAGAAGAAACATGCTCTGGTATGTTTTCCGAATCTTTTATGGTCCAAACTGTTTGCATTATGGGCTTATCTTCATCATCCTTGCCTACCTCCACATTTTCAAAATCGCACACATCGCTCATTTTAACCATTGCCATTTGTGACAATCTAATAAGCGCCTGTTCTTTTGTTAAAAC